CTACGAACCATGACGGGGAGTACTTTGCTATAGGCGTGGGCGGTACGGTGACGGGTAAGGGCGCGGATTTGTTAATTATTGACGATCCGCATAGTGAACAAGAGGCTGCGATGGCGGCTGGAAACCCAGAAGTCTATGCCAAAGTCTATGAATGGTATACATCTGGACCGCGTCAACGTCTACAACCAGGTGGATCTATTGTTATTGTTATGTGCATGACTGGAGATACTCAGGTATTAATGGCTGATGGCACAGAAAAATCATTGTCTAAAATATGTGTTGAAGATAGTGTTGCTACGTTTGATAACGGAAAATTAACGACATCAAAAGTAAATAACTGGCGGTCAAATGGTATTGATACCATATATAAAATACGAACACAATCTGGCAAAATACTTCGTGCAAATGAGAGACATCCGTTTCTTGTAATGAACGAAGGAGTATTGGAATGGACGAGACTAAAGTATTTAAAACCGGGGGATTTGCTTGTATCGTTGAAGGGTGCAATAGACTTTCAAAATCAAAAACAAAACCCGGAATGTGCGGAGCTTGCAAAGCAAAGGCAAGCTACCACAAAAAAAATCCCGACGCACCTTGCCGACCAATTGGAGACCACGGCAAATGGAAAGGAGTGTCTTGCTCTAAATGTGAAAAGCCAGCAGTGTCTAGGGGGTTGTGCAACAACTGCTACAGAAAAGAATATTTGCCAAAACCAACCCCTGAAAAATCAAGAGCAAAGCGAATTAAACATAGGTACGGAATTACATTGGCTCAATATGAGCAAATGGTTAAAGATCGCAACAACCGGTGTGATATTTGCGGCGAAGAGCCTACAGACAAAAATACTAGGGCGCACTGGAACGGAAAATTATGTATCGACCACGACCACAAAACAGGAAAAGTTAGAGGATTGCTTTGCAACGATTGCAACCTTGCGGTCGGATATGGGAAGACGGCAAGCATACTTGAACGAGCTTCATCGTATCTCAGACTTCACAGCAGATGCAATTGTTGATATTTCTACAGATGGGCAAGAAGAAGTATTTGACGTAGAAATAGATAGGACAGAAAACTTCATTGCCAATGGAGTTGTAAGCCATAACACCCGCTGGGGTGAGGCGGATTTAACGGGAAGAGTACTCAAAGATTCGCTAATGAGGGAGAAAGGTGAGCAGTGGGAGTTAATAGAACTGCCCGCTATTATGCCAAGCGGAAAACCTCTATGGCCGGAGTTCTGGAGTATTGAAGAATTAGAGGCGCTGAAGGAGGAATTGCCACCTGCTAAGTGGAATGCCCAATACCAACAAAGTCCGACTGGCGAAGAGGGTGCTTTAGTTAAGAGGGAGTGGTGGAAAAGATGGGGAGATGATAGACCGCCGAAATGTCAGTTTATATTACAGAGTTGGGATACGGCTTTTACAAAAAGTGAGCGAAGTGACTATTCGGCATGTACGACTTGGGGGATATTCTATAAAGATGAGAACGTAGACGACCCGCATATTATTTTGTTGGATGCGTTCCAGCAGAGGATGGAGTTTCCTGAGCTCAAGGAAAAAGCTTTGGCGATGTATAAAGAGTACAGTCCTGATTGTTGTTTGATTGAGGCTAAGGCGGCGGGTTCTCCTTTGATATTTGAATTGCGTAGAATGGGGGTTCCAGTAGAAGACTTTACGCCGAGCAGAGGTAATGATAAGTTTGTGCGTATGAATAGCGTGACTGATCTCTTTAGGTCTGGTAAAGTATGGGCTCCAGAGACAAGATGGGCGGATGAGGTCATTGAGCAGATGGCATCATTCCCAAATGCTGCGCATGATGACTTGGTTGACTCCAGTACACAGGCGTTGATTCGCTTTAGAAAGGGCGGATTTATCAGTTTAGATTCGGATGAGAAAGATGAGTATCGCCCGAGACGTAAAGCCAATTATTATTAAGGAAATATATGTCAATTGACAAGTCATTAGCACAAGCTCCGGTAGGAATTGAGGCATTAGCTGAGCAGATGCCAGAGATAGAAATTGAAATTCAATTACCTGGAGAAGAGGAAGAGGATCAGCCTGATCCTGGTCCAAAGGGTAGTTTCTACGAAAACTTAGCCGATCTAATTGGCGAAGATGAGCTAAAGAAAATTGCTGATGAATTGATCGAAGACGTAAGTAATGATATAGATGCTAGGAAAGACTGGCTACAAACTTATGTTGATGGCTTAGAGTTATTAGGCTTAAAGATTGAGGAAAGATCTGAGCCGTGGGAAGGAGCTTGTGGTGTTTATCACCCACTATTAGCTGAGGCTTTAGTTAAGTTCCAAGCTGAAACAATGATGAGTATTTTCCCGGCGAGTGGACCGGTTAAGACTCACGTTATAGGTAAAGAGACACCAGAGAAAAAAGACTCTGCTGAGCGCGTTCAAGATGATATGAATCTTGAGCTCACAGAGAAGATGCCTGAGTATCGTCCTGAGACAGAGAGAATGTTGTGGGGCTTGGGTCTAGCTGGTAATGCTTTTAAGAAAGTATATGAAGATCCTACACTGGGTAGACAGGTATCTTTATATGTACCTGCTGAAGATGTGGTCGTTCCATATGGCGCGTCTAGTTTGGAAAATGCAGAGCGTGTTACTCACGTTATGCGTAAGACAGAAAACGAAATTAGAAAACTGCAAGATGCCGGTGTATATAGAGATATAGACATAGGCGATCCAGTTAATGTACTAGATGAGGTAGAAAAGAAAATTGCCGAGAAGCTTGGATTTAGAGCTACTTCAGATGATAGATACAAGATCTATGAAGTCAGCGTTAATCTAAACTTAAAAGGTTTTGAGCATACAGATGATGAAGGAAACCATACAGAAATTGGTTTACCTTATATAGTTACTATAGAGAAGGGTACTCAGAATGTATTGGCTATTCGCCGTAACTGGAAAGAAGGCGATGATCTATATATTAAGAGACAACACTTTGTCCACTACGGATATATCCCAGGATTTGGTTTCTATTGCTTTGGATTAATTCATTTAATTGGCGCATACGCTAAGTCTGGTACTTCCATTATTCGTCAATTGGTTGATGCTGGCTCACTGGCTAATTTACCAGGTGGATTTAAAACCAGGGGTCTGCGTGTTAAGGGTGACGATACACCGATTGCACCGGGCGAGTTCAGAGATGTAGACGTACCTAGCGGATCTATTAAAGACAATATCGTACCTCTGCCATATAAAGAGCCAAGCCAAACTCTTATGGCATTACTCAACCAAATCGTTGAGGAAGGTCGTAGATTTGCTAATACTGCTGATCTACAGGTCAGCGATATGTCGGCGGCCGCCCCAGTTGGTACAACATTAGCGATATTAGAGCGCACACTTAAAGTAATGTCTGCGGTTCAAGCCCGTATTCACTACTCTTTAAAGCAAGAATTAAAGCTTTTAAAGGAAATTATTGCTGCAAATGCGCCTGAAGATTACGATTATGAGCCCGAAGTAGGGGGTAAAAGGGCTAAAAAGTCCGATTATGAGAGCGTAGATGTAATACCGGTTAGCGATCCAAATGCCTCAACAATGGCGCAAAAGATCGTTCAATACCAAGCTGTTATGCAATTAGCGCAACAACAGCCACAGTTATTCAATATGCCGTTCTTATATAGGCAAATGTTAGAAGTTTTGAGCATTAAAAACGCAGCGAAACTCATACCTTTACCTGAAGATATGCGCCCAATGGATCCGATTACAGAGAACCAAAACGTGCTTATGTCCAAGCCGGTAAAGGCGTTCTCATATCAAGATCACCAAGCGCACATCACGGTTCATATGTCTGCAATGCAAGATCCAAAGATTGCATCGTTGCTACAGAATAACCCAATGGCTCAGCAGTTACAGGCCGCCATGATGGCTCACGTTAATGAGCACTTAGGATTCCAATACAGAATAGAGATTGAGCAACAATTAGGTATGACACTGCCGCCACAGAGTGATTCTTCTGGCGAAGATATACCAATTGATCCACAAGTAGAGGCAAGACTTGCTCCTATTTTGGCTCAAGCAGCAACTCGTTTATTGCAACAAAACCAAGCTCAAGTGGCTCAGCAACAAGCTCAGCAACAAGCCCAAGATCCTTTGGTTCAGATGCAACAACAAGAGATTGCTATCAAGCAAGCCGAACAACAACGCAAGGCACAAAAAGACCAGGCAGAAATTGCACTCAAACAATCGCAACAGCAGATTGAGAAGGCAAGGATTGCGGCACAGACCGCTACACAATTAAAGCAAATAGACGTAAGTGCTTTAAAAGCTTCTGCCGAAATACAGCTAGAGAAAAAATTGCGCGGAGCAGACATCAGACATGATGCTATTAAAACTCTAGCCCAACACGATCACGAGAAGATGAACAATCGTGAATCATTAATTGCCCAGACTATACACAACAGAATGGGTAATGAATCCAGCTTGAGCGAGGCTCAGTTACACCACGCGGCTTCTTTAAAGAAAGCTCAAATGGATAACGAAACTAAGTTACAACAAGCTCAAATGAATCAACAAACACCACAACAAGGAGGTGAATGATGGATCAGAATTTAGAATTTCTTTTAAGAGAGTACAAAGACCGAATGGACATGCTTACCCAAGCATTAGCCAGAGGGAATGCGCCTTCTTTTGAGGAATATAAATACATATGCGGTCAGTTGCGAGGTCTTGAAGCTGCATGTGGAATTATCATAGACCTTAAGGCAAGATTGGAGAACTCGGACGATGAGTGACATAAACCTAAATTTGGCAGTTGACTTAGATGCCATCCTTCACAAGAAAGACGAAGAGAAGGCGACTCAGCTACCAAAGCCCTCTGGATATCGCATACTATGCGCCATCCCAGAAGTGGAAAAGGAGTTTGAAAGCGGGCTGGTAAAAGCAGATACCACTGTTCACTATGAAGAGCTACTGACAACAGTACTATTTGTGGTTTCTTTGGGACCTGATTGCTACCAAGACAAGACTAGATTCCCGTCTGGTCCGTGGTGCAAGCAAGGAGACTTTGTCCTGGTGCGCCCCAACGCAGGTAGTAGATTGGTTATTCATGGTAGGGAAATGAGGATGATCAATGACGACTCTGTTGAGGGCGTAGTTGAAGATCCCCGTGGTATTAGACGTAAATAAAGGAGCCGGACATGGCAACATTTGAAGCAGCAAACGACTTTCCAGAACCAGAAGATCTGGTGGAAAAGGAACCAGAAGATAGTTTAGAGATTGAAATTGAAGACGATACGCCGGAAGAGGATAAGGGTAGAAGACCCGCAGATCCCGAGCGCGTTAAGCAACTTCAAGTTGAAGTAGATGATCTAGACAAATACAGTAAAGACGCTAAAGACAAGCTGATCCAAATGAAGAGAGTTTGGAATGACGAGCGTAGGCGTGCGGAAGCGGCTGAGCGTGAACGTCATGCAGCTTTGGAGGCGGCGCAGAAATTACATGAAGAGAATAAACGCATCAAACAACTCTTAAATTCAGGGGAAAAAGAGTACGTTCAAGCGGTAAAAACCTCTTCTGAAATGCAACTTGAAATGGCTAAAAAAGCCTATAGAGACGCATACGATTCGGGTGAATCCGATAAGCTAGTTGATGCTCAGCAAGCATTGACCAAGGCAACAATGCAACTTGAGAGGGCTAATAACTTTAAGTTACCCCCTTTACAAGAAGAAGAATTTCAGGTACAAACGCAACAACAGTACCAACAACCATCTCAGCCTGACGAAAAGGTTATGGAATGGCAAGCGAGAAATCCTTGGTTCGGACAGGACGAAGAGATGACCGCATCTGCTCTTGGGCTACACGAAAAGCTTAGGAAGAGTGGTATAGTTGTTGGATCTGACAGATATTACGCAGAGTTGGACAAGACTATGCGAAAAAGATTCCCTGAGAATTTCGAGGAATCGCAGGAAAGCCAGGCTCCATCTAGGGAAGACAGTCCCAAAAAGCCGGCCACGGTAGTTGCTCCCGCTAGTAGATCGACAGCATCGAAGAGGGTAAGACTAACCACATCTCAAGTCGCCATAGCGAAGAGGCTTGGGTTATCTAATGAGCAATATGTCCGTGAACTTTTAAAAATGGAGGCCTAACAAATGGCTAATGCAAAACAACTTGACCGTGAAACGACAACTCGTGCACTCTCTGAGCGTCCTAAACAGTGGATGCCCCCTGAGTTACTTCCTGAGCCTGACAAACAGCCAGGGTACGGTTACAAATGGATTCGGGTTTCTATGTTGAACCAGGCAGACCCAAGGAATATCAGCACGAGATTCCGTGAAGGTTATGAGCCTGTGGCAATTGAAGAGCAACCTAAGTTCACACTGTTAGTTGATCCCGAAAGTCGATTCAAAGACAACATCGAGATTGGCGGGCTGTTACTCTGTAAGCGTCCGATTGAGTTTGATACACAGCAGATGAAATATTATGCTGAGCAAACCCAAGCGAATGCTGATGCAGTAGATAACAGTTT